GCAATCTCGGATACTTCTTCCTCATCAGCTAGACGAAAGTCTCCTATTTCAAAATGCCAAGGTGTCGGCTTGTTCTCATTCGCCGTTATTCTTACGCGTTCTATATTATCAGCTTCGTTATAACCTCGTTCCCATCCGTCTAGTACAATACGACTATCCGGAGGCACTTTTGATAAAATTTCTATTAACTTCTTTGCGTTCATTTTTTGGTTACTTATTTTAATAAAGGGAAGTATTCTCGGAAAAACTTGAACTGCATAGGATCTATTCTAGCTCCTTCCGGTGGTAAAATATCTTTCTCTTCTATATTGAAATCCGTTAATCCGAGATTTATTAATAACAATCTCAACAGCTCAACAAAATAAGCTTTAGTAGGATGATTGTGGCTGTGGAATAATAATGTACTCCTAAAGTTTTCTTTCACAAAGTTCTCCATACAAATATAATTTGAATACTGCTCCTTATGCAGCTTTGCCCTTTGATGATTCTCGTTTCTTTGTGCCTTATAAACACTTGATATTGGATACTCTTGTTCTAAAATCTCTGTTAACTTTGGATCATCAGATGTCTGCAGAAAATTATAAACCTCACTATTATCGTTTGGATTATTAACTTTAGTCTCAGCATGCTTTATATAAGGAAGAAGAGAAGCGTAGTCGCTACAGTATACAAACACACGCGTATTCGCAATACATACATTTCTACCAGTCGTTACATTTTCGCACAAATATTCAGTTCGTAGTTCTTCAATTGCAGATCTACCTGTTGCTTGAAATGCAAAAATATCAGCTTCTTTTATCTTTTCATGAACACGTTTTAAATATTTGCGTTGCACCGTTTCTTCATTACCCCATAAAACAAAATTAGAATCTTCACCTTTCCATGCTGTCAAAGGATGGCAGCTCTCGTCAACTTTTATTACCTCAAATAATTCATTTAAATACTCATTTCTCGAAAAATATCGCGAGATCACTCCTGCCTGACAGTTACCTGAGAATAATATTTTTTTCCTCATCGCTTTAATTGTCATTATCTTTAGAAGGTTCAAATTTTCCAATAAATTGTGGCGGCGCGCAGGGGTAAAAACAAAGCCTGTTATAAAAATCTAATTTTAGAAATATAAGGGAAAGTATTAGATATACTAATTTTTAAGTTTTCAAAAAAAACCCTCTCACGAGATAGAACTCATGAGAGGGTGATTTCATTTTAACTTGATTTAATTACTGATTCGAAGCAAAAACATTCAAATAAGTATTGTCCTCAAGGATCGTATCTGAGAAATAGATATCGAAGCTGGATACTGTGCAATTTTTTATCACAGATTGATACACAACATCGCCCTCAAGTGTCACCTGAACTGAAGGAGCAGAAGTAAAAGCATCACCAGGAAATGAAATACCGCTTGTGTCAATTCCAGTTGGTATAAGCATTCTGAACTGTTTCTGAGTAGAACTAGAGACTTTTGTATCAATGCCGGATTGTAAAAAACCGCTAAGACTTGTTAAAGCAGAAGCACCACCTCCACCAACAGATGTAATCTGTGAACTAAGAGCACCGCTGATGTCGGTTAATGTGTTTGTTAAATTGGAAGCAAAATTTTCATCATCACCAAGAGCGGCAGCCAACTCATTGAGTGTATCAAGAGCAGCCGGAGCCAGGTCAATAACGCCACTAATACTGCTATCAACATATGATTTTAAATCTCCAGAAACGGCTAAAAGACTGCCGTTTAAAGAGGCAACTTCTGAGGTAATTCTTGAATCAAGAAAAAAACCAGTTGATGCTATGTTGCTAGAAAGAACACCACTTGCGTCAATAAGGGCTTGGTTACTGGATGAGCTAAGAGATGAAATTTCAGAAGAAAGAACTCCGCTAACAGCTTGCAACTCAGAAGAAAAAGCGAGACTACCGCTATTTGCAATATTAAGCCTACCGTCTTTCCCGCTAATATCGACGCTAGTTAATCTAATTTGTTTAAATGCATTTATCATATTATTTTAATAATTTATTTTAATTGTTTATTTTAGTAGTTGTGAATATTATTCAATATAAACTACTCCCAAAGTTTACATTATAATTTTTAATTTTAGAATATTTTTTTTAGAAAAAGTGTATATATTCTATATGGATAAACTTAATGGAGTAGCGAAAATTTAGGGATTTGGGTTATTTTCGACTAATTTAATTGACAACTGATATAATTTGCATTTCTTTAATAATTATAACTATACGTTACTGGATTGGAATTATAAGATAACTAATCAAAATGTTATTTTAAATTTTGTTCAAAATCTGTTATCATAGAGTATGTCAAAAAATAAAAAAACTAGTAACGCTAGAAGCCTGGTCGCAAAGTCGGAAAACTTGGAGAAGTGTAGCTCTCAAAATAAGGATACTTCTATGCATGTGACACAGCGTCCAAAGATAAGTTTTTCTTTAAATATAAAAGAGCGCTCTGATTTGACAGCAAAACAAAAAGACTTATTGGAAACGGCATTAGATAAGAATACTAAATGCGTTTTTATTGACGGTCTTTACGGTACTTCTAAATCATATTTAGCAGTTCTATCTTCTTTAAAACTATTAAATGCAAAAAAGGTTGACGAAATTATTTTTATAAGGAACCCTGTAGAATCATCTACCACTGGCAAAATTGGATTCATTCCTGGAACTAGCGAAGAAAAAATGGCTCCATATAATGCTATTTTGTTTGACAAGTTGGAAGAGATGCTTCCAGAAGCAGATATTGCGAAATTAAAGAAAGATAATAGAATAAATTGTCATCCGGTTGGATTTGTGAGGGGTCGCTCTTGGAACTGTAAGGCTGTTATAGTGGATGAAGCGTCCTCCATGACGTGGGATGACCTTTTTCTTGTTTTAACAAGATGTGGCGAGTTTACAAAGATCTTTTTTATAGGCGATTCTGTAAATCAAAATGACATTGGTGCTAAATCTGGATTCCGAAAGATGTTTGACTTGTTCAACGATAAGGAAAGTAGTGATTTTGGAATTCACTGTTTTGAACTAAGAGATTATTCTGACATAGTTAGATCTGGGCTTTTAAGATTCGTAATGGAGAAGGCTGGGCTGATCAAAAATCCAAATAAATAATGCGATATACGGTAATTTTTAATATATGTGTATTACTTGGACTGTACTATGTTAAATTTTTTACCTTTACGCTCTAGATCTAGATAGCCCTTATTTATATATTCCATTACCTTGGAATCATCGTGCGCAAATCTGAAAACATCACATCCAGAATCTCTATTTTGATGATATACTGATTTATATATCGGATACGAGTTAGCCCTAGCGTTGAAATCTGTTTCTTTTTCGTAATTTAATACTATTTTTTTAATATTATGCTTGCCCATATAGGCTCCAAGAAGAACGTCGTCATTCCAGGAATTTCCAGCGAATTCTTCAAAAAAATCATCTTTGAAATATTTTCTCTTATAGGAAACACTTTTATAGTGTTCCATTATTTCAACTTCTATATCTTTTTCAACAGAGGTGCAAAAGTATACATTCGGATCTATGCTACATAATCCAGCATATCCAAGTACGCAATTTTCGTATTTTTCATGTTTAATTAAGTGCTGGTATACGAAATCTTTTTCATACGCGTGATCATCATCCACAATAAATATATAAGTTTCTGGATCTTGTATCCTTAATAGTGTTGGTATTATTTTAGTTGGCGGACCATAATCCTCGCATCTGAATATATTAAGTTTAGCATTTTGTTTTTCTAGATCCAGAAGCCATTCTGGAATATTATACTCTTTGCCTGTTCTTTTGTTTATAAAGGGTATATTAAAATGAATTTCGTAATTTTCATAATCTATATTTAATAATGAAATTACGCTCATGCTTGGATTTAAATCCATATTATCATTACTGAGTCTTTCAGGCACTGTGGATAGCGATATTATTACTTTTTTATTTGAAATGCTCATTTTTAACTAATTTGAATTGTTGAAAAATATATCGAATAATCTTTTTGGTATATTGTTTACATTGAGATAATTTTTATCACTCATGAGGCGACTAATTTGAAGATTTTTCCAATCTGTTACTTTTCCTGTTTTTTTATCATTTATACTTGGCCATATTCCGTACTCCGCCCAATATAAATATTTATATAGTATGATATTAGCCTTTGATGAATATTCTTTTTTATTAACTGGTAATTTGTATTTATTAATTAGACATATTGCCGACTTGTCACAGTCAAGTTCCATTTTTATTATATATGGTACTAATTTTAGCCTGTTTTGCTTGGTTAAATTTTGATTTCTTTTTCCATTTTTAAAAAGATTATTTAAATCCTCTATTTTAATTACGCTTTTCTGAAAATCTGTCCAATATTTGCTTGCATTGATACATTGTAAAAAGTGACAATACTCATGTGCTAAAACGCCCATCCAATAATTTGAAGATGTGTCTAAAAAACATTTTATTGTCATATCGAACTCACAAAACTCGCCATCTATTTCACCGTGGCTCAATGAGGCATCTTTCAATATGATTTTACCATTATATTTACGCATATTACTTCTAATAGAATTTATAAAAAATTCTATTTTGTATTTTTTTGCTACATCCTCTATTCTCATATATTATATTACTACATTTTAAACACGCTATTGTGCATAACAAATAATAGATTATTATCGATATATGTATATAATTATATATTAAAATAAATTTATGAAATTATATTGTGACAAGTGCTTTGCTAAAAGCGAATACAAATTTTCAAAACCTAAATTTTGCCCCGAATGTGGGGAAAAAGTTTCTAGCGCTACGGTATCGGTATCGGCCAATCGAATTGTTGATGCGAAAGATGTAGAAAAACATTCTCACGATGAGCATTCCTCTAGGGTTTCTTCTTTTCGTGCCAGACCCGCCATATATTCAAATGATGTTGATGAAGATTTGGATGAATACATAGATGATTATGCTGAAACGCAAAGACATATAAATAATTTTAAAAGAATGAAAAATAAACATGGAGTTATAGTTGAGCGAGATGATAGAAATAATGGAATTTCTTTTGGTCAGTTGATAGAGGGCTCATCTAATTCGCGAAATAATAGTGAAGATTTTAAAATGACAGACGACGTAGCGTCTTCTGTTAAAAAAACGAAGCAGCAGATATTAGATGAAATGAAATCCGAAGCTTCAAGCAGACCCAGAGTGATAGATATAGACTAATAAGCCATATGCTAGATGAGAACAATTTTAGTTCCAGTAGGCCTGAATTTTATGAATGTATTTATATTGTAGACAATGAATTACAAAAAAGAAGATCAAGATGGCGATTGAATGCGATAGCTTGGATGGATTTTGATGATGTGTGTCAGAAGATAAGACTTCATGTTTTTAATAAATGGGGTCAATGGGATAACTCCAGACCTCTTAGACCGTGGATAAATACGATCATTACCAATCAGATGACTAATTTGATTAGGAATAATTATTCATCTTTTTCGAAGCCTTGCGGTCAATGTAAATATAATCAGGGTGGCAATTTATGCTCACTGTATGGAACTCAGAACTCGCAATGCGCAGAATATGAAAAGTGGGAGGGTTCAAAGAAACACGCATACTCTATAAAAATGCCATTGAGCCTTAATTCTAATTGTGTTGATCAAAACGGTGATGATAAACAGGAGGCTACTGATGTAGTTGATGTGTATTCTTATTTGGATTACGATGAAAAAACTGAAATTTTTCATAAAACAATCAAATCTAAGTTGTCTGCTATAGATTGGAAAATTTATAGCCTATTATATATAGAGCATCTTGATGAAATAGAAGCTGCTAAGTTGATGGGTTATAAAACAAGTGAAAAAAATAGATCGCCTGGATACAAGCAGATAAAAAAGATAAAGAATAAAATATATAAAATAGCTAAACAAATAATTCTAGAATCTTAGCGAATGAATGAAGATAATGAAAATAAAATAATACTGACGCCTGATCAGGAACAGATTATTAGGTCTTCATTTATTGATGGAGCCACACCTAATTTATCCGAGCTCACTAGGGCGGTGTTTAAAAATGAATTTTTAGATGGAAGAAGTAAAGAGGGTAGATGCATAAAAGAATATATATCTGAATTTAAAATTGGAAAAATTAAGGTTAATGTTATTGAAAAAGTTGAGCCTTGCACTCTCACTGATGAGCAAAAAAATCAAATATGTTCAGCTTTGAAGGAGTTGGATTTTAGTAGTTTGATATTTACTAGAAAATTATTTAATGATGATTCTATAAGCGCACTGCATAGAGAGCATAGGGCTGTTCAGGGATATATAAAATTTTTAGACGATCAAGATGATAAAAAGAATCTTAGATTGGACGAATCTGGCGATTTTCAATCTATCGTTTACAATCCATCCAGCAATTTAAAAAGACCAGAAATAGCTTCTGATCAATACAGGCCGCCAGCTACATTTGTACAAGTAATAGCAAGAATAAATAAGTATTTGAATTACGGATGGAGAGAAGAGAGTCTCAAGCGCGCACAGATAAAGTCTGTGGAAGCCTTATCAACATATCTTAAAATATTTAGATTTCTTTATCAGATAAATAGTTACTCTAGACAGGAGGATAGAGAGTTATTTGAAGATGCATTTATTAGATATACTCATGATAAAGATGATTTGTCGCAAGAAGAAATAGATCAATTTATAACTCTTTCCAATGAGGTTGTCATTGCCGCTGATATTCAAAGGCGGATAGAGTATCTAAGGATTTCATTGGATGATATGGCATCAGAATCCGATGGAAGAAAAATAAGCATGAGTCTTAATGAGGCTATTAATAATGCTCAGACAGAATATAATCAATGCATTTCTCGCCAAGACAAATTATATAAGAGTCTTACTGTTAATAGATCCAAAAGAATAGAAGAAAAAAGAAATGAAAATGCTTCTATATTGAATTTGGTTTACGCATGGAAACAGGAGGAAAACAGAGATAGAATGATTGCCCTCGCAGAAAGACAAAGAGAGGCGTTGAAGGAAGAAGTTGAAAAACTATCTTCCGTTGACGAATTCAAGGCTATAATTCGTGGAATTGATCCAAAAGAAATTTTCAATACTTAGTAAATATGGAATTTTGTTGTAAGGAAAAAAACTGTGCTTATTCGTGTGACGATAAGGATAAATTTATTAATCATATTAAGGACATTCACGGTATTAAAATCGATCAGTATCTAAAGTGTAATTTAAATAAGAAAGACCTGCTAACTGGGGAGTTGATTGATTATAAAAGTTTTGAACAATATCTATTAACTGACTTCGCAAACAAGAAAAACATGCTTGCATGGCTGAAACTAGAAAAGGATGGTTTAGCAAAAAAATTCTTATTGTCTAAAATTATTGAACATTCTAAACTAAAAAGTGTACGCCATTTTCCTTCATCATCGGAGATAAGAACGATACCTTATTTACCCTCTATTAAAACGTACAAATTTTTCTTTGATGAATTGAATAAATTTATAGATTCTACGGGTTTAAGTAGGAGGTATAATTACAATAAAAATGAATTAAATTTTAATTTTATTCGTAGAAAAAACGTGACGGTCGATACTAGAGAACAGAAGCCAATAAAGCTTCTTGATTACGAAATTATAAGTAAAAAACTTGAATTTGGAGACTACTCTTATGATGGCTTGCTTGCTGTGGAGAGAAAGTCACTTGGCGATTTAGTTTCAACTCTATCTTCCGGGTTTGATAGATTTAATAGGGAGGTTGCAAGAGCGAAGGAAGCTGGGGGATATATAGTAGTAGTAACCGAGTGCGATATTAATAAGTTTTTGTCATTTTCTTATTCTAGGGCTGGAAAGTATGGAAAGGCTTCTTCTGATTTTATCTTTCATAGATTCAGAGATATATGCAAAAGCTTTCCTGAAAGTATTCAGTTTTGTTTTTCCGGCGGTAGAAAAGAATCGTCTGAAATTATTCCTAAAATACTTTCACTTGATTGCGATACTGCAAAAACATTAGATTTTCAATACTTGATAGAGCATAAACTTATTTAATATATGTGGGAAATAGGAAATCAAGATATCGTTATTCCAGATAGGCACTTTAATGAGGAGCTTTTGGAAATGCGTGGTGAGATGGATGATCCTACGGCTCGAATAACGCTTGCTAAGTTTTTAAAGTCTAATATCGGATTAACGACTGAATTATTTTTAGGAATAAAACTTGAGAAATACCAGGAAATAGCTATTAAGGCTATGTTTAATAGAAATTTTAGTATGTTGACGTGGGGAAGAGGCGCGTCTAAGAGCTTTTGCGCAGCTGTTTTTTGTATACTTCAATGTATTTTCGAACCGGGAACTAAAATACTAATAGCTTCGGCTAACTTTAGAACTTCTAGAAGGTTATTTATGGAAGTTGATAAAATGATCAACGCTAAAGATGCTGGATTAGCAAGACAGTGCTTTAAGGATCCGGTTAAGAGGAACGATGAATATGTTTATCCTGTCGAATTACCTCACGGTGGTTCTATAACAGCTATTCCGCTTGGCGGTGAAAATACTAGAGGTTATCGCGCATCTGTTTTGATTATTGACGAATTCTTATTAATGCCTAAGGATATTGTAGAGCGCGTTCTTATGCCATTTATGAGTTCGCCACTTGATGTTGCTGAAAGAATTAGAGTTAGAGAAATAGAAGATCAAATGATTAAAGCTGGAAGGCTGAGCGAAAAAGACAGAACAGTATTTAAGAATGCTAATAAGATGATAACCCTGAGTTCTGCAAGTTATACATTTGAATATCTTTTTGAACTTTATTCTATTTGGTCTGATATTATTAGGGATCCCGGTCTATTGGGGGATAGCGAAAGAATAGGAGAGGATAGGATGGAAGCCATGAAGAACTCTACTTATTTTGTTTCTCAAATGAGTTATGAGTCGCTACCTGAACATATGATTGATCAGGGCGTTATACAATTAGCAAAAAGTGGTGGCATAAGTCATTCCGCGTTTCTTAGGGAATATTGTGCTAGATTTGTAGATGGTGGAGATGGTTATTTTTCGCCCAAAAAGATGACTCTATGTACTGTTCCAAATGGGCAATATCCGACTACTAAAATAGTGGGAGATAGAGATAAAAAATATGTATTGGCTATAGATCCAAGCTTTAGCGCATCTAAGAGTTCGGATTATTTTGCCATGGCGGTTTTAGAATTAAATCAAGAAGATGGTACCTCCATTTATGTTCACGGGTATCAGAAGGCTGGAACAAGCATTCAAGACCATATAAAGTACTTTTATTACTTGCTAACTCACTTTAATATACAGATGATAATAATTGATAATGCTGGTGGTGATCAATTCATTGAAGCTGCAAATGGATCAGCTATTTTTAAAGCAAAGGGAATGAAGGTTAGCTTTTTTGATTTTAATTCTGATAAAGAGGGTGACGAATACAATGAAATGCTTAAAGATGCTAAAACTCAATATAATCTAGACACTAGGACTATATGCATTAAGCAATACTTCACTTCTTCATTTATAGGCAGGGCTAATGGCTACCTTCAAAGCTGTATAGATCATAAAAGAATATGGTTTGCCAGTGCGTCATGCGCGCACCCTGACATAGTAAATCAAATGTTTAGTTTGAATATTCCTATTGACTATATTTATCCAAAGGGTATAGATGATGCTCCAGATGATGCGTCTGAAAGAGCCAAGTTGGGAATTAGAGATTTTATGGAGCAGCAGGATTTTATAATAAAAGATACAAAGGATCAGTGCGCTTTGATACAAGTTTCATCAACAGCTCGCGGAACGCAGAGTTTTGATCTTCCGTCTCACTTGAGAAGGTTAACGACGGCGAACAAACCAAGAAAAGATAACTATTCGGCTTTAATGCTTGGTAATTGGGCTGTTAAGGTATACTTTGATCTGCACTCTGATAAGGCAGAAAAGCCTAAATATAATTTTACACCCTTTTTTCTATAAAACGTGTAGAATTATACAATAATACAATTGTTAATTACGTTTTAAAATTGATAAAATAAAGGAAAATTGATGTCTAAACAAAAGCTAGAAAATACTTCATTCGCTACTGGAACAGTTTCTAAGTCGTCTACTAGACGCGAGAAGGTAGAGCTTCCAGAGGCGGTTATGGCTTCGCTAGATGATAATTTAAGTGTGTCTTTGGGTTCCAGCTGTGAGAGGTCTGGTGATACATCTATGAGACGAAACTCGTCTGGATCGATAACTAGAACTGATAGATTTTCTAACCTTGAGCGAGGTGTTGTTCCTTTTATTTATGGAAGTGGTAGGGGCAATTATGATTCTAATATATCTGCAAAAGATACTATTGTACTCTGCCAAAAAGCTTATTGGAATGTGCCTATATTTAGAAATACTATTGACTTGATGACTGAGTTTAGTCTTTCGGATGTATATCTAACAGGCGGGAACGAACAGAGTAGAAAATTTTTTGACCTATGGTTGCAAAAAATCAACTGCTGGGATTTACAAGATCAATTTTATAGAGAGTTTTACAGAAGTGGCAATATTTTTATATATAAATTTAGAGCCGAATTCGGCAGGGAGAGTATGATGAAGATTCAGGATGCTTTTGGATCAGTTGGTTCAAAGCTTTCTGATTCTACGGCGACCATTCCGGTAAAATATATAGTTCTAAATCCGGCTGATATAAATATAATAACTTCTTCATCTTTTTTAGATAACGTATATGTTAAGATGCTGAATGATTACGAACTTCAAAGTTTGATTAATCCTAAAACTGAATCTGACAGGCAAATAGCAGAAAAAATTCCTGAAATTAAAAATATCATAGATAGGAATAAGAGTAAGGTATCAAAAGGTATTCCATCTGGTTTAAATAATGTTGGATTAGAGTTGGATAAGGATAGACTAGTAGCTGTTTTTTATAAGAAGCAGAATTACGAACCGCTTTCTGTGCCTATGGGTTTTGCGGTCCTTGAGGATATAAACTCCAAGCTTGAATTAAAAAAAATAGATCAAGCCATTGCTAGATCTGTTCAACAGGCAGTTTTAATGATTACCATGGGTGATGAAAAAGTTGGAATGCCTAGTGCTCAGAATTTAGTCTCTATGAGAAAACTTTTTGAGAATCAAAGTGTTGGAAAGGTTCTTGTTGCTGATTACACAACTGATGCTAAGTTTGTTATTCCTGATATTGGTAATTTGCTCGACCCCAAAAAATATGAAATATTGGACAATGATATACGAATGGGTCTTAATAGTATTCTTTTTGGTGAAGAAAAATTTTCAAATACTTCAATAAAGGTAAAAGTCTTTTTTGCTCGTCTTAAATATGGTCGCGAGAAGTTTTTGAGAGATTTTTTAATACCCGAAATGAAAGAGGTCGGCAAAGCTCTTGGATTTAAGCAAATTCCAACTCCAAAACTTGAAGATATTGATTTTGAAGACAATGTATTGATGAGTCGCGTATACTCCAGGCTTATAGAGTTGGGAGTTTTAACTCCCGAAGAGGGATTCGATGTTTTTCAAAGCGGTAGATTGCCAACTCACGAAGAAAGTATCGAATCGCAAAAAAGATATAAAGATTTAAAACAAAAGGGTTATTATCAGCCGATAATAGGTGGAGTAAAAGATCCAGCCGAATCTGCATCACCTTCGTCTAGCGGTGGTAGTAAAAATCCGGCTGGCAATTCTGGAAGACCCGCCGGAACAGGTGGAAATAAACAATCTGTTACTAGAAAGCAGGCATCTGCTTCAGACGTTGAAGAATCCGCGAATAAATTCAGCTGTGAAAAAATGAAAGTTGTTATTTCTTCGATCACGGCGCTTGAAAAAAATATACAATCCGAATTGAAAGCTAAATTTAAAATTAAAAAATTAAATGCTGAACAGATTGAAGTTGCGTCCGATATTGCTATTTTAATTGCTCAAAACGAACATTTGTCTGACTGGGCTAAGAATTATAAATCATATATAGATGATCCATCGAGATGCAATTTAGAAATTTCTGACAAAATAGATGAATTGGCAATTTCTCATAACTTGGATAATAGGTCTGCGTCAATTCTTTTTCATAGTATAAAATAAATTTTGATAGTAAGTTATAATAATGTGTATAAACATTATTATGAATCAGTTTTTAATTCAAAGCAAAACTTTATTAAGTGGTCAAGAGGCTCCGTTCATTGGTCAGCCTCAAAACATAGCAAGATTCAGAGATGCTGGGTTTACGGTTTATTCTAGTGGTCAGGGATCGGTATTGCTTCAATATAAAAGTCCTATTTTTGAAAATGACTGGGTAAATTTTTATAAATTTGGAGGATTGACTACTGGGTATGCGGAACCAGCATATTTAACAACTCCTTTAACCGAGGTAAGGGCTGTTTCAAGTGGTAATGGGAAATTTTGGTGCGCGTTTACAGCTCAAAACTAAAAATTTAACCAGATGATAAATACTACTTTTATAAAGCAGATAGAAAGAGCTGAAAGCTCTCAGTCTTCTCTGGTCAGTGGTATTTTGCCAGGCGGCGCCTCTGGGCAAGTTCTGGCGAAGTCAAGTAGCGGTGATTTTGATACGGTATGGGTTGATCCAATAACTCTTTCTGTTTCTGGAGTAGATATTTCGTCTCTATATCCAAGGAGCAATCCAAGCGGTTTCATTACTGGTATTGCAAATTTGGTATACACAACTGGAGATCAGGACATATGGGGAAGAAAGTCATTCCCGCAAGGTCTTGATGCTGGATCGCAAACAGATGTTACAACATTATATGTTGGATCTGGAGTTGTGGGAATAAATACTGAAAATCCACAGGGCGCACTTGATGTTTCTGGATCTGTTCTATTTAATCAAAGGCCAACCGTTAATGGAAGTGGCGTCTTACTTATTGACGAACTTCAGGAAGAACTTAATCAGAAAAAAATGTCACTACTTCTATATAGTGGTATGACATATACGGGAATCATGTTTACTGGTAAAACATTTTCATCTGTTCCTATTGTTTATTGCAATATAGATGGCGAT